CCGAAGTGCTCACCGTCTTTGTAGAACTGGACACCGGCCAACGTCGCGTTGATGCGCTTACCGTAGTTGTTGTCCTGCACCCACAGCTCGACGCTGGCGTTGACGAAGCAGCCCGCGTAGGGCTTGCCGTCCTCTTCGGTCAGCGGGGACTTGTTGACGTCGATCACCAAGGGCCGCAGCGCGTTGCGTGCGCTCAGGTACAGCATGCCCTCGAAGCCCGCGTAGTTGGACTTGAGGTCGCCGCTGTGCAGGCAGGTCTTGTCGGCCGCGCGCAGGGTCTTCAGGTTGGCGTCGGCCTTGACGCCCCATTTCTCGCGGGCCACGGCCTCGATGGCCGCGTTGACGGCCTTGACCTGCGGGTCTTTAGGGTCGAGCAGGAAGACCGCGCTGAAGGCGGGCTTGCCCTCACCGTTGACGGTCTTGGCCTCAAACAGGCTAGGGAAGCTCAGGCGTACGTTTGTCAGTTTTACTTTCATGGGGTTCTCCAAAAGGTTAGGAATTCGTCACGTCGTCAAAGTCAGAAGCGGTCGCTGACGTAACCAGCGCGGGCCGCTTATCGGATTCGGGTGCCACCGATGGCTGCCCTTCGGATTGGGTGATCAGGTCCTGAATCTTGGTCCACTGGCGTGGCCCAACGTCCCCGGCCTTGGCCAGCTTCTCGATGCTGGTGGGGCTGGCCAGTTTGTAGTCGTACATCTGGTCGTGCTTGATCCGCATGGACTTCAGCGTCTCCTCTGCGGCGTCCGGGTCGGCCCACTGCCGGTTGCCCTTCTTGCCCTGCACCAGCTTGTAGCCGTGGACGGGCTCACCGGCCAGCAGGCGGCGCTCGACCTCGGCACGCACTGCCTTGACCCACTTCTCGATCATGTCCGCGTTGGCCATGATGCGGGCAAGATCCCGCTCGTCCGCCGTCTCGGGCACCACGGTGTCGAAGTCGTCCATGACCGTCTTGGTGATGGCCGGGCAGGTCGCCTTGGCCCTGCACCACTGGCAACCCTTTGCGGAGGGCATCAGCGGGGCATCCGGCTGCCGGGTCAACTCCGCCATGAGCTGCACCTTGACCATGAAATCGTTCATCTCAAACACGTCGAGGGTCCATTCGGGCATGGCGTTCAGGCGGGGCTGCACGATCATCATGCGCACACGCTCAAAATCGTAGGCCAGCTCGTGCTCCACAAGGGCCGCAGCCGCGTACATCATGAGCTGCGGGTTCTCTTCGGCGTCCACCGCGACACCCCGACCGAACTTGGCGTCGATGACGATCAGCTCGTCCATGGTCATGATGACGGCGTCGGCGGTGCCGTGGGCATCCTCCTCGCCGGTCATGTGCCAGATGGACAACCGCTGTTCGACCAGCAGCTCACCGCCGGTGGTCTTGACGATGTCGCGCACCGTGTCCACATAGGTCTGGATTGCCTGCGCCTGCTCGGCCTGCAAGATCAACCCGGTCTCGGCGTCGGTCACGCCTACATACCCGGCCGCGTCGGTGCCCCGGGTCAGGCAGTGCGCCGACACGGTGTGCATCATCGTGCCCTCCAACGAGGCGTCCGAGCTGGTGTCGGGTATGCCTTCGCACATCCGCACCGAGCCGGGGCAGGACATCCAGCGCACGGCCGAGCTGGGGGATAGCTGGGCGTGTGCGCTCATGCTGCCAGCTCTTGCAGGAAGGCCGCGTAGTCCTCGACCTTGAGCTGGGGGCCCTTGGCCGCGCCGAACTTGGCCAGCGCCGCGATGACCTTGGCCTTGTCGATCTTGAACGTGCTAGTGATGGCTGCGGCCACCTGCGCGTACTCAATACCAGCGGTCGTCGCTGGCGTAGAGGTTGTCTCCAAGGTTGCGGTCACGGACGGGCCGGAAGGCTTTTCCTCGGAGGTAGTCGGGGTGTCGCGCTTCAGTACGGCCTTTGGGACGGGGGGTGCCTCCTGCTGGGCTGCGGGCTGGAAGCCCTCCAGTGCGCGGATCAGGTCCGCCATCATCTCGGTGTTGCGCTCAAGCGCTTGCTCTAGGCTCATGTGTGTATCTCCATAAAGCCACAACGGGATTGTTGTGGACAGGCCGATCCTACACCACTTTTCCGGTCGGTTTGTAACTTTTTAAAAATATTTTGTTGTGGGTACAAGTTTTTGTTGTACTATCGGGTTTCCCTTAACTTTTTGGAGATACACACATGAACTGGAACCCCTACAAACGCATCGCTGACCTTGAGCGCCGGGTCAATGAGATGCACCACGAGATGCTGCACGTGGTGGCAAGCACCAGCGCGCGCGTGCGCATGCTGGAACAAAAAATGGGCCGCAACACCGTGCTGGCCGATTTCAAGGATGAGACCGGGCAAACGTCCGGCGGCCTGCCCACCGGAATGTTTACCATTGAGCAGACCCAAGCCCTTCTCGACAAGCGTGTGCGCGCCAACGCGGCCGCCCGGAAGGCTTACGCCAAGAAAAAGCGGCTGGAGGCCAAGGCCATGGCCAGAGCAGCGGCGGCGCAGTCATGAGATACATCGCCGACCTGTTTGCGCTGGTGGGGCTTGTCTCCACCATCGTCGTGGTGGGGTTCTACATGGGCTACGCCACCTATCAACCCAAGTGCGGCAACATGCTGGCCGTGTTCACCAAGGAGTGCAAATGATTCCAACATCCAGACTGCGCTTTGTTAAGCGCGACATACGAGTGCCGTTTCAAGACTATAAAGATGTAACGGAATTAAAAACAGTTCACATCCTCCAGCAATGGTGGGAAAAGTCAGTAACCATAAACCTTGGCTGGACTGGTGACATGCCTTTGCGTAAAGCAGAGGGAGAATGGCGTGATGTACCACTTGAGGAGGAGCAAGCATGACCGAAGACCAAAGGTGGCAGGTCATGAGCGCCCTTATGCCGCCCGCGTACTTGGCCGCAATCATCACAAGGATTGCAGACGGCACTATCAACAGAGCAGGCGCACTGATTGTGTTTGACGCCATCTACGAACAAAACAAGGCTAAATTAGCCAAAGCAATTGAGGAGCAAGCATGATCGCCATGGTGAAACGACTGCTGACCATGCCGTCTCCGTTGGAGATGGCGGCGCGTGAGCTGATGCAAGCCCAGCGGGCCAAGCTGGAAGCCGAGAGCGCACGCGAGTACGCATACCACATGGTCAACTACAACGACGACCGCATTGCGCGGTTGCAGGACCGACTTAACGAACTGAAGGAGCAGGTATGAGAGAAAACACCGACAAAACGTGGATGGAAGTCCACGGCGGCTATGCCAAGGACATGACCCTGCGTGATTGGTACGCGGGGATGGCTATGCAAGTGCTTAAAGATGACATTTGGGATTTTGACTTGCTGTGTAAGCAAGCCCACGAATTGGCAGACGGGATGCTCAAAGCGAGGAATGCGAAATGATACTTACACCGCAGCAGATGTCCGAGTCAGTTTTGAAAACATTGGAGGATGTTGTTGCCGACATCTACCCACCCGAAGAACGTGAAGAAGCCAAGGCCCGCATTCTTGATGCATGGAGCGCGGAAATGTTTCAGCGGAGGGTTGCAGAATGAACGACGACGATTCTGGTGGCGAATTTTTCTTCGACTTGTTGAAGACCGTGGTCGCCATACTTTTCTTCCTGCTGTTTGTGTCCGTGCTAGGCAGCGTGGTGTGGGGGTTGGTAGCATGATCCAGACCATCTTCATACCAATCCTGTTCGTCTGCATGAACAACAACTGCGAGTTCATGCAATCACAAACGTGGTTCAAAACTGAACCGCAATGCCGCAGCGCGGTGGATGCGCAGAAAGACAACCTACGCAAGATGGCCGCCAAAGGCAACGCGGTGATCGCGCAGCTCGAAGGCACTTGCATCACACTCAAGAATGGAATGTTATGAAAACACCAGAAGACGAAGCCTTTGATGAACTTGCCCGCAAGCAGGGTGACTGGGGCGGCGGCTTCCCAGCCAAGCGCAAGATGGCTGCGGATAAGTTGCAGGAGCCTGACATGCTGACCATTGCGTACCAGTCGGGCTTCTACGACGGCAAGCAGGCGGCACTGGCCAAGCGCGAGTGGAACTTCTGCGAACGCTGCGGCAAGCGCACAAAAGACCTGACCACCATTCACACCTGCACACCGCCACAGGAGGGAACATGAATACTGACGAAACTTATTTGGGGGATGGTGTGTACGTTAGTTTTGACGGTTATCAAATATGGCTGGCAGTCAACCACCACGAGAACAAAGTGATCGCGTTGGAGCCTGATGTGTTTGCCCGTTTGTGTGAATACGTTGTATTTTTGGAGGAGAAAACATGAACCGCATCGAAGAAGAAGACGACGACATACAGGACTACAAGCGCCCGTGGGTGGGGCTGACGGATGAAGAAATACACAACACAGTTGGGTACGACGAAACTTGTGAGATGTACCAATTTGCTCTTGCTCTTATTGCCAAGTTGAAAGCAAAAAACTCATGAACATACTGCAATACCTGAACGGCCTACGGCCAGCCATACCTATGTCCGCCGAGCGGCCATGCACGGTTATGAGCAACGGCGAACTGCGCAGGCACATGCTGCAAGGCGCTGTGCTCATTAACGGCGAGACGGTGACCCCGGACGAGCCGATGGACTTCCCAGTCTTTTCGCTGGTGTTCTTCCCGAAATCAAAGAACCGCAGGACCACGATCGTATGATCTGCCCCACTTGCAACGCGTGGACCCGAACGCTTGAGACGCGGGAAAAGCCCGGCCACCAGACCTACCGCAGGTACGAGTGCGCCAACGGGCACGCCATCAAGACCATGGAGGCCGTGATCGTTGTGCCTGCCCCGGTCACAAGGGCCGACGAGGTGCGCAAGATGATGCGGCAGGACTACCTCGGCGGCATGACCGCGTCCCACTTAGGGCTCTGCCTTGGCATGTCCACGCGCTTGGCTAGGGAAATATTCGTGAGGATGCGAGACGCCTACGTCAAGAGCTGGATCGTCGAGAAGGATAGGTGGGTGGGGGTGTGGGCCCTCGCCGCAGACATTGAAGACGTCCCACGCAACTGCCCGAAACCAACAATGAAACCACCGAAAGCAAAACAATGAAAACTGAAGAACACGTCGTTCTAACCGGGTTTGCTGAACCGGATACGCGGGTCACCATGTCAATAAAAACCCGTGATGGTGAAATTAAATTCATTGCTGGAGAGAACTTTTGTTACGGTCTGACTAGCCCTATAAAAAGTGGCGGTGGAATCACCATGGGCGACGCGAATAGGCAGTGGCTGCACGAGCACTTGGACAAATGGATAGACGACAACATTGAAAGAACCAAATGAGCACCGAACTGAAATCAGGGATAGAGCAGGCCGTGGCGGCCGCAGGGTCGCAGGCCAAGCTGGCAGACATGCTGGGCTGCACGCAGCAGAACGTATCGTTCTGGGTGCGCCAAGGCTACGTGCCCGTGGAACGCATCCGGGAGATCGAGCAGGCCACCGGCGTGCATCGGTCTATACTGATCGACCCGGAGTTAATAGACCTGCTGTCACCGACAGCGGACCTATAATCGTTTCGGAACACGGCTAGGTGCGAAGTCATGAGCGCACCGAAAAGCGAACTACCCACGCAGCCGTTGTTCACTTTTTAATTGGGTACGTTTGGGTATAAAAATGACACAGACAACACCAGACCTGCCACCAATCGGGCAGGTATTCAAGCCGCAGCACATCCCGCAGCAGCTCAAAAACATGCGACGCTGGGCCCCGTGGAAGGCCGTGTGGAACGAGACCCGGCAGAAGTACGACAAGATCCCCTACCACCCTGACCACTACGGCCTGAGCACCAAGGACGTCAAGCGCTGGGTTGACTTCGACACCGCCAACAGCTCCCAGCGGCTCAACCCCAACAAGTACAAAGGCGTGGGCTTCGTGCTCACCGACATCACCGACGTGGTGGGCATCGACCTAGACAACTGCGTCAAGGACGGCGTCATCGCCCCGTGGGCCTTGGAGATCATCGACGCCGTGAGCAGCTACACCGAGCGCAGCCCCAGCGGCAACGGCATACGCATACTGGCTACCGGCACCTTCCACACCGACTGGAACAACCACGACGTGGGCATCGAGGTCTACGCGGGCCACGCGCCGCGCTTCCTGACCATCACGGGCGACGCGGTGGGGCTCCCCGTGGGCTACCCGCTGTACGAGGCCCCGGCCGAGGTCCTGAGCACCCTGCACAGCCGCTACGGCCGTGGCCGGGCCACCGCCAACGTGATCCCCATCCAGATGCCCGAGCTGATCCCGTACGTCTTGCTGCCCGACGTCGAGGACATGGACATACCCGATGCCACCAAGGACATCCTGCTGCACGGACCCGACGAGACCGACGACCGTTCACTGGCCCTGCACCGCACCGGTGTGCAGCTCTACAGCGCGGGCTACAGCGACGCCGAGGTCCTGTCCATACTGGCTAACAGCCAGCCCCTGTTCGACGTGGCTTTGTCCCACCGACGCATGGACGACGAGCGCGCCCTGCAGTACCTATGGGTCGAGCACTGCCAGAAGGCCAAGCCCAAGGCCGTCACCAAGGACTCGGTGATGGCCGACTTCCAAGACCTGAGCGCCGACCCGGAGGTGGCCGCCCAGACAAAAAAGTCCGAGGAGGCTAAAGCCAAGGCCGAAGACCGCTTCAAACTGGAGACGGCAGTCGAGTTTGCCCAGCGCCGCAAGGCGTCGTGGATCGTCAAGGGCGTGGTGCCCATGGCCACGCTGGGCGTCATCTACGGGGCGTCAGGCTCGGGCAAGTCGTTTTGGCTTTTTGACCTGATGGCCGCCGTGGCCCGCGCGCAGGCCGTGAAGGACACCGCCAACGCCGTGCAGGCCCTGTGGCGTGGCAAGAAGATAAACCCTGCCCGCGTGTGCTGGATCGCTGCTGAGGGCGTGGAGGACATGCGCAAGCGCGTCTTGGGCTACTGCACCCACCAAGGCATACCGCTGGCCAGCCTGCCCATGGAGTTCATCGGCGAGGCACCCAACTTCATGGAGGTTGTGGACGTCAAGGCCGTGATCAAACAGATACGCGCCCGGGGCAAGTTCGACGTGATCGTGATTGACACGCTGGCACAGGTCATGGCGGGCGGAAATGAAAACTCAGGCGAAGACATGGGACAGGTGCTGGCCTACTGCCGCGAGATCACCCGGCTCACCGGGGCGATGGTCGTGTTGGTCCACCACAGCGGCAAGGACGAATCCCGGGGAGCCCGGGGATGGTCGGGCCTTCGCGCCGCAGCCGACTTTGAGATGGAGATCATCCGCTCGGACAACGACCGCGTGGCCACGGTCACCAAGATGAAGGGCGGGGAAGACGGCGGCGAGTACGGCTTCAAGCTGGAGACCGTCACGGTCGGCATGGACGACGACGGCGACGTGGAGACGACCTGCGTGGTGGTCTACACCGACAGCAGCCGGGCCTCTGTGGCCGTCACCAAGGGGCCGAGCGGGGCGAAGCACAAGCTGATCCTCAAGGAGGCCACGCGGCTCATCGAGCTGGCCGGGTCCGGCGTCACCTTCAGCGAGATCGTCGAGGTGGTCTGGCCGAAGTACCCACGGAACGACGAGAGCAAGCGCGACCAGCGCAAAAACAACGCCGGACGTGATTTGCGGGACGTCATTGCGGCTGGGCATCTGGCCCAAAACGACGATGGCGTGGTCAGCTTTCCAGAGTAACCAAAGGAGAAACCTATGTCAGAAACCAAGTACGAAGTCCTAGCGCGCATGGAAGCCGCCATCGCCACGATGCTTGCCATGCGTGATCTGTACTTCAGCACGTTGCCCCAAGAATTTCAAATAGCGCGCGACGAGCCGCCTACCCCAACGCCCCTCGTAACGCGAAGCACGCTTCGTCAAAGGATGATTGTTAACACGGTGTCTAACCTTCAAGAGTTGTCGGGAGTGAACCCCACCTTTGAAGAAGTTCTCGACGCGGTTTGGCCACAGTACCCCCCGACCTTAGAAGGTAGGCGCGATATGCGCAAAGTCAACGCTAGGCGCGACCTGCGGGACGTTATTGCGGCCGGTTATTTGATAAAAAACAAGGACGATGAGGTCAGTTTGCCGGGCGTGTGCTACTTGTAGGTTTTTGCATGTTTGTAAAAAATAGCTTGCTTCATTGCTTCAAGATTGCTTCAGAAGCCTTCAGAAGCAGGGCATATTGCTTCATTCGCTTCACCCCCCTTTAGGGGTGAAGCATGAAGCAGAAGCCTGAAGCCAATTTGGTAATTATTTACAAAAACTATCGTGGTGAGATTTACAATAGAAATATTTTACAAACAAACGCTTGTAACATCCAAAAAGCGGGTACACTTCAGGCATCGCAACAACGCGATGACACACAAACACACAGGAGTTAAAAATGGCAAAAGCAGCAAAGTTGGTGGTGGAGTTGAACGAAGGCAGCGTGGACCGTCTGGGCATGTTGCTGGCACAGATCGCTGATCTGACCAAAGAAGCCGACGCGATCAAGGACGCGATCAAGTTGTCCGGCCTGTCGCATGAAGGCTCGTTCTTCAAGGCCACGCTGACCAAAGACGTCGACAAGAAAATCTTCGACAAGGAATTCTTCGTCCAGCAGCACGGTGAGGTCGCGTACGACGCCTACACCAAGAACATCCAAATCACTTCCGTCAAAGTCACTTCCCGTTAATCAACCCGGGGGCTTCGGCCCCTAGAAAGGAATCCCCATGATCTGCATCTACACAGTCCGTAAAAACGGCAAGATTGTTTTTTCCAGCAAACCTATGTCTGAGTCGCAGGCATTGGCTGAGGCCGCGCAGTATGCGGAAGCAGAAGTGACGGAGTGCGAAGAGTACTTCGGCCAAGACGACGAAATCAATTTTCAAGCATAACTTTTACCCTAGGAGAACACCATGATCCGTTTCGCAACCGCTTCCGCTCAAACTACCTTCCGTTCCACCAGCCCCTTGAGCAATGGCCAGATCGCCTACCACGCGCCCAGCGTGATGGCCGACGCCGCTCACCACTCCCGTGGTGACCGCTACGCTTTCATCCCGACGATCCAAGTGATCGACGGCCTGCGTGCCGAGGGCTTCGAGCCCTACGAGATCCGTCAGACCAAGACCCGCAGCGCTGACAAGCGTGAGCACACCAAGCACATGGTGCGCATGCGTCACCTCAGCTCGATTGCCACCAGCGAGGAGGTGCCCGAGATCATCTTGCTCAACAGCCACGACGGCAGCTCCAGCTACCAGATCATGTCGGGCGTGTTCCGCTTCGTGTGCTCCAACGGCCTGATCGCCGGGGACATGTTCAACAACATCCGCGTCCGGCACAGCGGCCGCATCGTGGACGACGTCATCGAAGGCGCGACCCGGGTGCTGGAGGACGCCAAGCAGATCGGCAGCCGCATCGCCGACTACAAGGCCATCACGCTGGACCACGACGAGCAGGTTGCGTTTGCCAAGGCTGCAGGACAAGCCCGCTGGGGTGACGACGCCCCGGTCACGCCCTACCGCATGCTGACGGCCAACCGCTGGCAGGACAACAAGGCCGACCTGTGGACCACGTTCAACCGCGTGCAGGAGAACATGCTCAAGGGCGGCATCTCCGGGCGCAGCGCCACCGGCCGTCGCATGACGACCCGCGCAGTGGGCGGCGTCACCGAGAACGTGAAGCTCAACAAGGCGCTGTGGACGCTGGCGGATACCATGGCCGCCCTGAAGCTGGACAAGGCCACCGACCAGTTCGTCGAGTCCCACGAGCACGCCTACCTGTAAACCAACCCGGCCCCCTTCGGGGGGCCACAACCAAGGAGCCAGCATGGCAACAGCAAAGAAAGCCCCGGCAAAGCCCACAGAATCGGCTGTGGACAGCGTTCAGACCTACCGGATGCCCAAGGACGTCTCGGACTGGATCGAGGGCGCTACGGCCCGTATCACGTACCTGACGACGACCGTGGAGCGGCTGAAGCAGGAGAACAAGGACCTGCGCACGGCCAACAAGGTCATGGAAGGCCGGGTCATGGGCAACTCACAGGAGTAAATTATGGACTTTGATGAAAAAATGACAATCGCAATCGTCACTGAGGCAGCAAGAATTGAAGAATTCGCGCTCAAGATGGGCGACGAGTTTGAGCGCAGGGACGGTGAAGGCACCTCGGTGGACGTACTTTTCAACGCGGGTGGCATGATCGTGGCCAGCGCCCTCAGTTTGGTTGACGAGGATGAGCGAGGGACAATGTTTGTCGCGATGATGGTCAATATCGTGCGGAACACCAAGATAGTGCTGGCGGAGCTTGAGACCAACGTCCTGCTCAACAAAATTCGGAAGGAGACCAAGACATGAGCAAACCAGAACTGACACCCCTCGCCCGGCAGATACTTGGCCACGCCAACGTCATGCCGATGTTCACGCAGAAGGAATTCGATCAGGCGCTGGAGGAAGCCAAGGCCGAGATCATGGCCTTCGCTATCGACGCAGCCCGGCAGGCCGTGGCCATGGAGAACGAGGCGTGCGCACGGCTGGCCGACGACTGCGTGAACATCGAGACGCTGGCCGACAGCATTAGGCAAAGGCTATCGAAGCGGGTGCATTGATAGAAATATTTTTCTTGTGGGGCGGCCCAAACTGTAATTTCCTGTTACATTTCATTCATCGCAATAACGCGATGACGCACAAACATACGGAGTAAAGAAAATGGCAAAAGTTACAACAGCAGTCGTTTATCCCGCAGTCGGATTTATGGGCGCAACAAATTGCGTTCCTGTTTTCGGTAAGTCGGTTGAAGAAGTTCGCGCACTGGGTCGCACTGATCGTGAGCGCTTTGATCTTGCTGTCGAAGTAGTGGCGTATTTTTATCGCGGCGTGGCCACACCTCAAGTTCAGGATAATCCTGCCGCTTTTTTTGCACCTTGGGCGCAAGTAGCTGCGCTTTAATCAACCCGGGGGCTTCGGCCCCCTCCTACACACCCACACAGGAGAACACCATGAACAAAGTATTCGACGAGAGCCTCGATCACGTAATCCGCAACGACGACGACAAGATCTTCGTCGAGCCCTACGGCGCTGACGGCGTCTGGCTGTCAATCCAAGCCCAACGCACCAACGGCGTCGTCAGCGTGGGCACATCGATGCCCGTCGAGCAGGCCATCCAACTGCGTAACTCGCTCAACTTTATTCTTGCGGGGCTGGCCTTGCCGGTCTTCACCGTCACCGTGGTGGGCATCAAGAACCACGAGTACACCATCGACGTGCATGCCACGGACGAGGACGCCGCCATCGACTGCGTGCTCGACCAGACTTACGACGACCTGCGCTCCCTGCGCTGCGGCGAGATCGAGGTGGTCCTGTGAGCCCGGTCCAGATTCACGTGGAGTTCAACGACCTCTACATGCGGCACGTCGCCACGCTGGGCAGCGGCGACCCCGAGGACCACGCGCCGTGGGCGTGGGGCCACACGGAGCAGAAGGCGATCGACGAGCTGCTGGCGCTCGAGGGCCTGCCGGAGGACACGCCCTACGTTCTTTGCTAAACTGTCCCCAAACGCGCTGCAAGATGCGCTGAAGGGGTACAAATGGCAACTGGTAAAAAAGCGCGGCGTCCGGCAAACGATCCGCATTTCCCGGACAAGGAGCAGATCAAGGATCGCCTGATCGCTTGGCTGTCTGAGGGCAATACGCTGATGGATTTTTGCCGCGTGGAGGTTCACCCATCATTCAGGACGATTTACAACTGGCAAGCCGAAGACCCTGTCTTTGATGCAAACATCGCGCGTGCGCGTGATATAGGGCACGACGCAATTGCTGAGGAGAGCCTGCAACTGGCAGACAAAGAGCCGCTGGCCGTGTTCGACGAGGCTGGCAACAAGCGCTTCGACCCCGGCAGCATTGCGTGGCGCAAGATGCAGATTGAAACGCGCTTGAAGCTGCTGGCCAAGTGGAACCCCAAGAAGTACGGCGACAAGACGGTGCTGGCGGGCGACCCCGACGCCCCGTTGGCCGTGACGGTGGACTTCGGCACGTTCGACGCGATGCTCACCAACATCGAGCTGCTGCGCCACGATGGGCAACCTAGTTAACCGGAGACCCGCATGGACCTCGCACACTTAGACACCATCGCAAAGAAGTACGACCTGAGCGATCCCGACCACCGCGCCAACTTCCGCATGGACGTCAGGGAGACCTACAAGCCCACCAGAATGTCCGCCATCAATGAGTGGACGGGCGGCAACCACAAGAGCCGGGAAGACGCTGTGCGCGCCTTGGCGGACACGTACATTGCCCAGAAGCGCGGCGTGGTGCGCAAGGCTGCTGGCGGGCGCGTGAGCTGGTAAACCGGCGCGATGGGCAACCTAGCTGACCTGCTGCGCGACCCGCAGGTGCGGGCGCAGTACGCCAAGCTGCCCGCAACGCACCGCGCCGCGTTCGACTGGCGCGCCAAGTGGCTGCTGGCCGCGCACAAGCACCAGCTCGAGCCGCCCGGCACGTGGTGGAACATCCACTTGATGGTCGCAGGCCGGGGCGCGGGCAAGACGCGCGCAGCCGCCGAGAACCTCGGCTGGTGGGCATGGCAGAACCCCAACACCCGGTGGCTGGTGTCAGCCCCAACGTCCAGCGACCTGCGCGCAACCTGTTACGAGGGCGATAGCGGGCTGCTATCGGTGATCCCACCCGAGCTGATCAAGGACTACAACAAGAGCCTGCACGAGCTGGTGCTGGTCAACGGCAGCCTGATCAAGGGCATCCCGGCGTCGGAGCCCGAGCGTTTTCGCGGTCCGCAGTTCCATGGCGGCTGGCTGGACGAGCTGGCCGCGTGGGACTATCTGCAAGAGAGCTGGGACATGATCATGTTCGGCATCCGGCTGGGCCAGCGCACCAAGCTGATCTGCTCGACCACACCCAAGCCCAAGGACGTGGTGCTGGACCTGATCAGCCGCGAGGGCGACGACGTGGTGATCACGCGCGCGTCGACCTACGCGAACATCGCCAACCTAGCCCCATCGTTCCAGAAGCAGATCCTGCAGTACGAGGGCACCAACCTTGGTCGGCAAGAGATACATGCAGAGATTATTGACCCCGAAGAAGGCGGCATCGTCCAGCGCGACTGGTTCCGGCTGTGGCCAGACGGCAAGCCCTTCCCCAAGTTCGAGTACGTGATCCAGTCCTACGACTGCGGCTACAAGGACAAGGAGGCCAGCGACCCGACCGGCAACATCACGCTGGGCGTGTTCAAGCCGCTGGACGGCGGCATGTGCGTGATGGTGATCGACTGCTGGCAGGAGAAGCTGACCTACCCCGACCTGCGGCCCAAGATCATCGACGAGTACGAGACCGTGTACGGCGAGGGCAAAGAGAAGAAGCGCGTCGACCTGCTGCTGGTCGAGGACAAGGCGGCGGGCATCTCGCTGATACAGGACCTGCAGCGGGCCGGGCTGCCGGTGCGGGGCTACAACCCGGGGCGGGCCGACAAGAGCCAGCGCCTGAGCATTGTGGCCAACATCATCAAGGCCGGGCGCGTCTGGGTGCCGGAGAGCAGCGTGCGCAAGGGCTACGTGCGGGACTGGGCCGAGGGCATGGTCAGCCAGATATGTTCGTTCCCCAACACGGCGCACGACGAGTACGTGGACTGCATCAGCCAAGCCCTGCGCTTCCTGCGCGACGCGGGCTGGATCAGCATCGACTTCCCCAAGGAGTGGGTGGACGAGGACGACTACATTGACGCGGGCCAGCGCAGCCGCGAGAATCCGTACGCGGCGTAGAATGCGCGCCAAACCCTACCGGAGGTCATGTGACACCACCCATTGAGCAAATGCGTGCCGAAGTTACGGCAAGCAAGGCCAAGAAAGCCAAGACGCCCAAACAACCCAAGCTGCTCAGCGAAGATGAGCAGAAGCGCATCAAGGTCGACGCCGAGGGCCCCGGCGGCGTCAAGGGCATCGTGGTGCCCAAGCACCTGATCGAGGGCAACCCCAAGGCGTACGCGGAGGGCCTGAAGAACATGATGGCTGCAAGGGCGCGGGTTTACGGCTCAGAGCACCGTGAGCCACTGACCCTTGGCCAGATGGGCAAGATACACAAGCAAGCCCTGCAAGAGCATTTCGACAAGCCACTGCACGAGCAGCTCAGTGCGGAAAAAGAAGCGCTGAACCGTATCCGTGCCGCAAAGTTCATCAAGCCGGACAAAGACACACTGGACGAGTCCGAGAAGCTGGACACCGTGGAGCACGAGCACGACGAGCAGGGCCGGTCCCACGTCGGGTACGCGTCCAAAGGCATTGCGGGCCACGCCCTGTTCCCCAAGGGGCACGGCGACGACATGGACTACAAGGTGATCAACACTTGCCCCGGCCAGACCGGCGGCTGCGGTGGCGGGATCGACAAGAACGGCATTGTGGACACGAAGCAAGGCACCTGCTTCGCACCCAACGCGGAGTCCCAGTACGCAGCCGCCGTGAGCCGCCGTGCGGGCCACGCCATCGCCAAGCACGATCCGGCCATGACCCGCGACTGGATCATTGCCCACACCGGGTCGATGCGCACTGCCGCCAACAAAGCGGACAAAAGCAATAAGCGCATGCTGTTCCGCCCGAACGTGGTGGACGAGACCGACGTGTCATCCCGTCACGCCATCCGGCATTTGAACGAGCAGCGCAAGGCTGAAGACAAACCGGCAATCATTGCCAATTCCTACGGCAAGACCAACGAGCTGCACGACCCGGAGAACGGCTACTACGTCACCCATTCCAACGTCGGCCCGAAGGTTAAGCACGGGCAAGAGATCACGGAAAACATTGGCCGCGACAAAGCCCGTGTGCGCAACACCATCATGGCCGCCGACAACCGGGGCGACTTCACGAACGACCAAGGAAACAAAACGCCCCCAAGGGGCTCGTACATGGTCACGGACATGAAGCGCGGATCGCCTTTGGCCAAGAGAGCGGAGCAGTCCATCACCCACGCCAAGTACTGGACCACCGGGCGGCCCGCCAGCGAGTTGTCCGAGGACGAGAAGGCGGAAGGCGAAGAAGGCCACTTCGGCCCCAACGGCAAGCCCACAACGCCGGACAAGGCGCACTTCGGCCACACCACGCTGAACGACAAGGCTGGCACGCCGTTGCGCTTTGACTACCAGAAGCAGCACGTACTGCACCCGCGCTTGGTGAACGTGCCCGAGCGCAAGGAAAACAAAAAGACCGGCAAGACGGAGATGGTCGAGCACATGATCCCGACCGACTCTCGATTCAAAGATGAGGACTTCTTGCCCAAGAACCGGTTTAAGACCAAGAACGGCAAAGTGGCTGGCCACATCCTGATGACCACGCCGACAGAGTCCACCAGCAACATTGGCCACCAGACATCGTTCACCCATCCCGTGAGCCCGGCGCATATTGAACACGCGCTGGCCAACAACGGCGAGTACGTGATGGACAAGCCCGAGGATCAGATAAAGGCCAAGGGCAAAGAGTACGCTGCACCACAAGCAATCAAGTTCTACGCCGAAGGCGGCCATGTTGGTGGGCGGCATATTGGCTTCAGCGATGATGACTTCCACTGCTTCCCCGAGCGGAACGTCGTGGCACAACGCCACTTGGCTATGCGGCGCGGCGACGACGAAGCAGAGATTCGCAAGCCCGTGCGTCAGCCCACCCGCAAGATGGCCGACGGCGGCGCGGTTGAGCCCGACAAGGACACCATGCTGGCCAGCCTGCTGTTGCGCAGGACGCCTGACTCGGTGAACATCAAGGACGTCGGTGTCAAAGAGGCACCCAACCTGCCCATCAAGGCGTTCGTGTCGCCCAACGGCGGCAGCGGCGCGGGCCTGCCCATCGGCGGCGTGGACTTCCAGCCCCTGACACCCGGCAACCAGATGATGCCCATGCAGCCCGGCCAGCCGCAAGGTGGCCTGCCGCCCCCGCCCGGACAGCCACCCATGCCACCACAGGGCGGTATGCCGCCCCCCGGAGCGCCCGGCGCACCGCCGCCCAAGCCCGGCCAGCCCCAGAGCAACATCCTTGCCCTGACGCCCCAAGGCCAAGCCATGCAGGCCATGCGGCCAAACCCGCAGGCCATGCCGCAGCGCCCCGGGCCCACAGGGCCACGCATGGCGCGCGGCGGGTCAACCCACGACATTTACCTGACGGAGCGCAAGCTGTGAGCTTCTACTCCCCTATCGACCGGCTGGCCCAAAACCTACCCCGTCCCAAGGGGACCGGCTCGGAGTTCATGACCGAGTTGAGCAAGATGCCCGGCTACAAGGCGCAAGAGGCCGAGGACCGTGGGCTACAGGCGCTGACGAACTTGCCGAAGATGGAGCGGGCGCAATTCATGGAGGCGCTGAAGGCCAAGCCGCCGGTGGTGCCCACCGTGAGGGAGAAATCCAACGAGGACCTTGATCTACGGCACCTATCCCGGGAAGAGAGGGCGGAAACTGCTAGGGTGGATGGCGTTAACCACGAAGAGTACACCCTGCCCGGCGGCAAGCACTACCGCGAAATATTGCTCAAACACCCGCTTCCGCAAAAATCTTTTAATGGCGTGCAAGTACATTTTGCTGGCGAGCCCAACATACTGGCCAGCATTCGCGTCAAAGACCGCACCGGCCCCAACGGCGAAAAGATATTGCACATCGAAGAGCTGCAATCTGATTGGCATCAGCAAGGCCGCGAGAAGGGTTACACGCCGCCTGACGTTCAAAAGCAAATCGCCGATGCGGAGCGTGCGCATTGGGGGCTGCAAAAGCAGTTGCGAGAAGCCAAACAAAACGCGGCCTATGCCGAAGCTGGTCTGGACGACCCGATAACAAAACGGATGCGGGACCTAAACCCTGAAATGAATCAGCGCTTGGAAGCCGCCAAAATCAAGCACAACAACACCATCATGGAGCTATTGCCGCAGGCCATGAAGGCCGAGGCAAAGTACCAAGACCTGTTGCACCAGTCAAAGAACACTGTGCCCGATGCTCCGTTCAAAAAGAGCTGGCACGAGATGGCGCTCAAGAAGATGATCCATCACGCCGCTGCCAACGGCTACGACTCCATCGCCATCACGCCGGGCGCGGAGCAGGCGGATCGGTATGGATTGGCCAAGCATGTCAGTGATATTCGCTACGACCCTTACTACAAGCAATTGATAGCTACAGGACAA